GAGCGCAGGCGGGATGTTGTGTGGGACTGGTATCGTTCCACTCTTTTCACCCGTCTCATGCCCGGAGGATCGATTGTCCTTATCCAGACCCGCTGGCACGAGGACGACCTTGCAGGCCGATTGCTCGCCAGCGAGAGTGACTGGCAGGTTCTGGAGCTACCCGCGCTCGATGCTGACGGTAAGGCTTTGTGGCCCGAATGGTATGACGAGCGAGCTTTAGACCGGATCAAGAACACCATCGGGCCGCGCGAGTGGTCTGCCTTGTATCAGCAGAGGCCGCAACCCGACGAGGGCACGTTCTTCCAGCGGGATTGGCTGAAGGAGTGGGGCAAGAGGCCAGCCGACCTCAACATCTACGGCGCATCGGATTACGCGGTCACGGACGGGGGCGGCGACTTTACGGTCCACCGCATATGGGGCGTTGCCAGCGATGGCACGATCTACCGCCTTGACGGGTGGAGAGGGCAGACCGCCGCCGATGAATGGATCGACCGCAAGCTCGACCTGATTGCAAAGCACAAGCCTCTGGCATGGTTTGGAGAGGCCGGGGTTATCCAGAAGGCGGTCGAGCCGATGCTGAAGCGGCGGATGCAGGATCGCCGGATATTCTGCCGCCTCGAATGGATGGCGAGCATTCACGACAAGCCGACGCGAGCGAGGGGATTCCAGGCCCGCGCGGCAATGGGCAAGGTCCGGGTCGAGCCGGGAGCGGATGTTTCCGAGTTCCTGAGCTTCCCCGCTGGCAAGCATGACGATGAAGTGGACGTGGCATCCCTGATCGGGCGGGCCTTGGACATGGCGCACCCGGCGATTGTCCCGCTCAAGGGCCAGACGAAGCCTGACGACGATTACGGGATCGAGCCGCGCGAAGCGGACGACTGGAGAACGGTCTGATGACGGCATTCACCAAGCTGAACGGCTTTGTCGAGCATGTCGGCCAGGGCGTTCACAATCTCAACACGGGCGCGATCACGGTCGCCTTGAGCAACACGGCTCCCGGTTCCGAATCGACTCCGCCTACTGGGGCGGCTTCGGCATGCATTCTCGCGAACGTCACCCAGATCAGCTATACCAACCTCAGTTCGCGCGCCTTCTCCGGCACATCCTACAGCCAGAGCGCGGGGACCGGAACGTTGGCTGCGACCGATCTCGTGCTGACCGCCTCGGGTGCGGTTGGACCGTTCCGCTACGTTTACATCTACAACGACACTCCAACGTCTCCGGCTGACCCGCTGATTGGCTATTACGATTACGGATCATCGATCAGCCTTGCTAACGGCGACACGTTCACCGTCGATCTGCCCGGAAACATTCTGACGCTAGCCTAATGGCGATCTCGTTTGTCGGCAGTCACGTCGGCACCCACGCCGCCGTTTCCGCGCAGACGGTCCTTTTTTCCAATTTGCGCAACGAAAGCAACGCGCAACCGACGCTGCAACAGAATGATGTCGTTTTCGTCGCGGTTGAGAACGCCAGCACGGTTAACAGATCAACGGGCGGCGGCGCGGATGTCCTGGTGCCTTCGGGTTATACCGGGATCGACGTTCACGACTACCAAGACGACAGCAACGATTCCAACTTCCGCGTTTCATACAAGGTCATGGGGGCGACCCCGGACACGTCCGTTGCGATTCCGGCCTCCAATGCCACCACGGCGGGCGTCGCTTACGCGATCTACGTCTTTCGCGGACTAGACCAGGCCAGTATTCAGGACACGACCGCCGTTAGGACCGGCGGTATCGACACGGGGATAGCAAACGCGGCGGCGATCCTTCCGGTGACGGCCGGGGCATGGGTGGTCGCCTTCGCCGGAGCTGCCGTCGCGTCCGGCGCGGTGTTCACCAACCCTGCGGGGATGGATTCGACCACCAATCATTTCCGGTCGGCAACGATCACCTCGACCACCAATGACGCCAATATCGGCGGGGCGATCTTTTCCGGCTGGTCGAGTGGCTCTTTCGATCCGGCGGCGTTCGGCGGCTCGACCTCGACCAATACCGGCTCGTGGTCGGCTGTCACTCTGGCGCTCAGGCCCGCGAACGTATTGCGGGCGAGTGCTGGTTCGTTCGCTCTCACGGGTTCGCCCGCGAACCTAAAGGTTGGCAGGCGACTGTCGGCGTCGGCGGGAGGTTTCGCACTCAGCGGTTCGGCGGCGACATTAAGAAGGGCGTTAAAGCTAACTGCTTCGTCTGGCGCCTTCAGTCTGTCGGGATCGCCGGCTAGTCTGAAGCTGGGCCGCGTGATTGCCGCTGGTTCCGGATCGTTTATCATCAACGGCCCGTCCGTCTCGCTGACCACGGCTCGCAAATTGGGAGTGTCGGCGACGTCTTTTGCGCTGACCGGCTCGCCAGCGGCGCTGGGTGTCGGGCATCGCCTTGTCGGCGACTTCGGAAGTTTTTCGCTTGGCGATCACACAGCCGTTCTCGGAATATCCCTGCGGTTAGCAGCGGCCAGCGGCTCGTTCGCCCTGAACTGCTTGGGCGCGGCGTTGCCCTTGACCTACGCATTTAGGGTCAGTCCCGGGGCATTCTGGCTGGCCCAAAGCGCGGCGAAGATGACGAGGGACAGGCCCTATCTCCGCACCCGCCGCAACCGGCGGCGTGACGCCTATGGGCCGGATTACAACAGAAGCGTGAACGTGAGGGAGGGTTGATTGGCCAACGCGACCGACGAACCTCTCTCGAAATACGTCCGCCAGTTCGAGGAAGCCGAAAGACAATCGCTGACCGGGCGGCGCGAATCCGAGAAGGCCCGTGATTATTACGACGGCCGCCAGATCGATGCGGAACAGGAGGCCGCGCTCAAGAAGCGCAAGCAGCCGATCATCCACGAAAACATCATCAAGGAGAAGGTCGAGACGCTGTGCGGGATCGAGCGCCAGGCCCGCGTCGATCCGATCGCCTATCCGCGAGTTCCACAGAAGGAGCCGGACGCCAACGCGGCGACCGACGCGCTGCGCTATGTCGAGCAGGATCAAGACCTCGACATCAAGAAATCCCGCGTGTTCGAGAACATGCTGATCGAGGGCTTGGGCGGGGTCGAGGTCACGGTTCGCCAGCTCAAGAACGGCACCATCGATCCGCTTGTCGTGCAGATCGCATGGGACCGGATTTACGCCGATCCCCATTCCTGCGAGGCCGATTACAGCGACGCGTCCTATACGGGCTACATCACATGGATGGACGCCGACGTTGCACTGAAACGGTGGCCGGACAAGAAAGACGTTATCGAATCGACGATGCAGCGCGGCACGTCCGCCAGCGCAGACACGTTCGACGACAAGCCCAAGTGGTCGGTTTGGTATGACAGCAAGCGCCGCCGCATCCGGATCAACACCCATTACCACCTGGAAGATGGCGTGTGGAATCGCTGCGTCTTCACGCTCGCCGGGGAGCTCGAGGAATCCGCCCCGTCCGTCCTGATCGACGACGAGGGCAATCCCGAGAACCCGCTGATCCTCCAGTCGGCTTACGTGGACCGCGACAACGACCGCTACGGGATCGTCCGCGACATGATCCCGCTCCAGGATGAGGTAAACAAGCGCCGGTCGAAATTCCTGCACATGGTCAACTCGAACCGCTGGCGCGTGTCGCGCACGGTTGGCCAGGACAAGGCCATGGTCAAGACGGAGTTGGCCAAGCCCGATGCTATCGTGGTCGCTGACAACGGAGAAATCGAAAGCCTCGACCAGTCCTCCAAGGACAACGGGCAATTCACCCTGCTCCAGGACACGCGGGCAACGCTGAAAGGCAACATCGGCCCGAACGCTTACTTGCAGGGCAAGGCCGGGGAAACGCAATCCGGAAGGGCGGTGCTGGCCCAGCAGCAGGCGGGCATGACGCAGATGACGCCGCTGCTCGACAACCTGCGGCACTTCACCATTCGCCTCTATCGGCAAATCTGGAACCGCATCAAGCAATACTGGAATGCCGAGCGCTGGATCAGGGTGACGGACGACGAGAACAACGTCCGCTTCGTCGGGCTGAACCGTCCGCCGCAGATCGACCCGCAGCGGGCGATGGTGGCCCACCAGCACATCGAGATGGCGAAATCGCAGGGCCTGGATGAAGCCACGGCCCAGCAATACCATTCGCACGTCGAGCAGATGTCGAAGCCGCAGAACGTGGTCGGCGAGCTGGACGTGGATATCGAGATCGACGAGATCAACGAAACCCCGACGCTCCAGGCCGAGCAG